GTCTTGTGCGCCTGTATTGTGATTAATCATGTACGTTACGATCTGATTAATGTGAACTGTAGTCATATATTAAACCTCTCCTTCTGCTGGCTCTTGTGCGCTTTGTTCCGCTGGCTGTTCGGCTACGACCGTTTCATTACTCACGTTCGTTCCTTCACTTTGGCGGATCGCGTCGACAAGTTGCTGTTTTGAGAACTGACTATAACCTGTCATTCCTTTTTCACGCGCGATTACTTTTAATTCTGCAACTGTCATATCTTCATAAGCTTTTTGCCCCGCTTGCGCTGTTGCTTGATTTGCGCCTGACCCGTCCGCATATCCTGCAAGCCCACGCGATAAATAAGCTGGCACTTGATGTTCTTCAACGCTGAACGTATCGCCCGCAACGGTGAAACGTCCTTCATTGTAGAATGTCACTTTTGCTTTTAATTGGACTTTTGCCATATCTTCTATGCTCCTTTATGAAAGCTGTATAGTTTTGGCTGTGCTTTCCGTTCTGTCGTGTGTGTAGTCTTCCGTCACCAACTTTACAGATATCGAAATTCCAAGCGTTAAATTCGGGATCGTGACAAAATCCATTGTCTTTGTGATCCATGTCTTATAAACGCCATTGATAAGGACTGACGCGCCTAAATAATCGCTCACGTCGGGATGTTTTACATCGATCTGTAACATTCCTTGTCCAAGATCGGAAAGCGTGAAATCTGTAATCGGTGGCGGTGGCATGATCCACGACAAGTCCTTTACACGGTTGTGATCGACTTGATTTTGTGCATGTGACAAGCCGTATTGATCCGCATTAGACAAGACCGCATATTGCCACATGACATACCTCGACCACCCGCCCAAGTTTTCGGGCTGAAAGTTCCCTTTGATACCTTTAAACCAACGATCGTATTCTGCTAACCATAAAGGCATGTCTTTGATCTCCTGCAATAGAGGATCGCTTGACGGGATTTTCATTTGTAAAGGATCGGTTATGAAATATCGATTCGTGTAAAGACCAACACGTCGACCCGTTAAATAATAAAAGTGATCTCGAAAGGCTTTGATCCAGTCAATAAGCTGTCGCGCTGTCATACCGCTTGACATTGGCATTCCTGCTTTTCCTGTGGCTTTGTCGGTGTATTCTTCAAGATCAAGAAAAGGCGTTAACTCTCCGACTTTGCCCTTGCCGTATGCTGATTCAAGTGCATTGACAAACTGCGTCGCTTGTGATTTGGCGTCGCCTACGATATCCGCGCTTGCTTTTGGTGTTCCGAAATAATAAGCCCCGCTTAAAACCCCGTAAAACTGCGCTCTTTGTACATACTTGACGAAACTTGAATCTTGTGCTGTATGATCGCTTCCATATGCTCGAAAGTAAATATAATGCGGGCTTCCATAAAAAAGCTTGTCTTCATTTGTGATTGTATGAAAGCTAGATATGTCAAGCCCGATTAAATCCGTTTGTTCTTTCGGTTGCATTAATTATTAAGCGCCTGTCGTGAATGTTCCGCGAACGAAAGCTTCGGGACGGTAAACCGCCATCGCGATTCTTTCCTGCGCCATGATAGCCACTTGATTACGTAAGAAGAAATCTGCATGTGATTCGCTCACACGGATATTTGCTTGTTCACGATCAAATACACTAGCACCAAGACCGAACGCGCCTAAAATGTACTCATTGTCTTGCATAGCTAAACTTTCAACAACTGGCACTCTCCATAAACGAGGAACGCCACCATCTGGAACATTTACCCAGATATAACGACCGTCTGTTCCTTTTGCAAGTTCGATTGCTTCCCAATCCGCAGGGCTTAAAATGATACCTGTCACGGGATATCCTGCAACGCTGGCAAGTGTGATCGAACGTCGAATGCGATCGATACGCGTTTCGCCCGCTCCCATTGCTGGCGCAACTTGTACACCTGTTGTCGTCATTAATCCTTGTAGGTTTTCGCCTGTTCCCGAACCGTAAAGAAGTTGATTTTCTTCTGTAAGCTTCAAGCCATAAATTAAACGGCTGTTAATATATCCTTCTAATTGTGTAGCGTCTGAAAGGATTTGGCGTGTCGCTGGAATCCAGTGATTAATTGTTTTAACTGTTGCTGTCATTGAATCGAAAGTGATGTCTGATTCAGGTGATAGCGCTTTCTCTGCGACTGGCGCTGACGCGTTTGTAAATCCAGTTTCTTGAATGTACTCAATCGCGTTTGATGTTGTACCCTGTACATTTAAGATATCGCGCATTCTTAATTGCTGATCCATTGGCGATACGATCCCGCCCGCTACTTGTGGCGCTACTAAAATTCCGCCTTTTGGATCGGTGCTGTTTAGGTCTTTTTGGAACATTTTGAAGAATGATCCTACTTCAAAAGGTTGTGATCCATTCGAACCGCTTGCCACCATGTTTTTATAAGCGTCTGATTCGACGAAACGTTCGCCCGCTGTTTGATAAACTGGCTTTCCGCCAAAATCGGGACGGTTAAATTTAGCTTCGAATTCTTTGATCTGTTGTGTTGCGCCTTTTAGATCGTTTTCAAGTGATCCGATTTTTGTTTCAACTGATTTAATGCTTGACGCTGTTTGTGTAGTTGTTTCTCCGTGCGTTCTCATTTCGTCCGCTTGTGTATCAAGCAACGTTTTAAGTTCGCCCCATTGCGTCGTGAAATCTTCTTGTAGCTTCTTTAGGCTATCCGCTGAAAAAGCTTTATCGTCTGAACTGGCAAAGAATTGAATATCTAGGCGTAATAAAAATTTTGGCATGTTCTTTGCTCCTTTTGTATTAGTGATTTTCTTCTTTGTTAATCGGTTGCTGATTTACTGTAGGTTTCATGTAGTCGGGCGTTCCTTGCTCACTTGTGCTATTGCTTGTTTCATTCATTTCTTGCGTTGTGTTTTCCGTCGTTTCGAACGCTTCCGCTTGCGATTTACGCCCGCGATCGTCGACACGTCCGCTAGTAAATCCACTAGCACCTTTCGGATTGTGGTTGCCCCCGCGACCATCTTTCGTTTCGCGTTCCGCACCGTCGCGACTTTGTGGATTTTCAACTTTCCCGCGACTATCTTGTTTATCAGGTCTAGATTTATTTTCATGGTTTTGTTCCTTCATTTCTGACACCTCATTTTTTAAAATTGTCTGTGAACGATTGCATGTCGGTTAACAATTGAGTGAAGTAATTCGGCTCAAAATCTTTCGAGTGATCGGGATCGGCTCGAAATGCTTTTTCGACCTTGCCATCGATATCTAAAATTTCCTGTAGTGACTGGATCGCTGTTTCGATTGCTGACTTTGATTTTCTTGATAAAACGCGACCTTCTTTGAATAACATGTGCAATTCTTCTTTACTAAATTCGCTTATCGGATCAATGCCTTTTCGAACACTTTCGATTTTAGCTGTGGGATTTGCTGGAAAAGTTACGGGACTAAATTCATACAATCGCAACTCTTTTAAATATCTTGTTTGTCCGTCGTCTGATAGTTCATCTTTAATCACGTCATAACCGATCGAAAACGTATCAATCACGCCCGCTTCAATTAATGCAAGTGCTTCGTCCGCTTTCTGTACTCCTTCTGTTAACTTGCCGACAACATGCAAGCCTTTTGAATCTTCTTCTATTGCGATCGGTAAACCGATTGGAAAGTTACTGTCGTGTTGCCACAATATTTTGATTTGATGTGTTGGGAAACGTTCTGCAATTGTTTTCGAGAATGCACCCTTTTGAACCACGTCACCGACTAAATCTTTTTCGTAAGTGCTGGCATAGCCTTCGATCTGTCTTTTGCCTTTGTTCGCTTTTAGTTCGAACTGTAGCGCTTTACGTTCCATTTATGATCGCTCCTATTCTGTGGTGTATGCGATTGTACATCGACAATGAATCGTTTCGGACGGTTTGTTTGCTGAGTAGTCCGCTGGAAAAGCAAGACCATTTGCAAACTTTCCGTCTAATGGCGCGGTTTTGCCGTGTAAGTCCTCATGTGATTCGCGGACACGATCGTCTTTCGAACTGATCCACTCTTTCATAGTGACGACCCCGCTTTGCTTTGCACTTTCTACGCTGGCAAAGTTAGACGCTCCGACGACTTCTGTTCGTGCGATCCTGTAAGCGCGATATCGTGAAAAGTCTTGATATTTTTCTTTGATCCCTTTTGCGATGTCGTCAAGCGATCCGTCTTCTGCTCTGATATCGTGAATTACTTTCTTGACCGCTTTCTTAGTTGTCTTCGAAACGTTCTTTATCTTGTCGCCCACTGTTCGTTTTATATAACGTTGAATGAGTTGTGCGAACGGATTAAAATAATCGCCCGCGTCTTTAGTTTCAAACGATCGATACGATTTTAGATTGTCAAATGTTTCTGCGCCCACTTCTTCGACGATCGTTTGCCATGTCTTTTCTAACCAACTGATCCAAGCCTTTTCGTTTTTATCGATGTGTGCAAGTGCTTCGTCGATCTTTCCTTGCTTCACAAGATTGGCAACGGTCAAGCCTTCACTTTTAAATAGCTGGCTTGCTTTTCTTGTACTGGCTAGATACCACATAGCGCGTCGACGCTCGACCGCCTTAAAATAAAACTCTTTGTGTTCATCGCTTTTTAAATTGATCCCTTTTGTGTGTTCCGCAATAACCCCGCTTGACTTGAATAAACGCTTTGCTGGCGCTTCTTCTTCGTCGCCTGTAGGTGTTCCGCTATCGTCGTTTTCGTCGTCTGTTTGATCTGTTTCATCGGTCTGATCTTCTTCGTTTGCTGGTGGCGGATCGTCCACGGCTGGCGCTTCTTCTGTCGCTGGCTCGTCCATCATATCCGCTGGTACAAGGCTAGTCGCTAAATAGCCAACGTCGCCCCCTTCTATATCATCAAAACCAAGTTCTAAACGCTGATTAATGTCATTGAATGGAACACCCATCGACCATAACGTTTTTGCATTGTTTAATTTGTCTGTTAGATTTGTTTGGATCGCTTCGACGTTTGAAACATCATAGTCAAGTTCAATTACTCCACCGAATTCATGAGCAAGCGCCCCGTTTAAACAGCTTTTAATATCTTCTAGATAAGGAATGATCGTATCTAACCAAAAGATTTTTCTTGCTGTTTCAATGTTCGCAAGTGTCGCGTCGTCATAGACTCCGACGATCGGTGGCGGGACTTGAAAGATTGAACATATTTCGGATCGTGTGAAGCGTCGTGATTCGATAAAATCCATTTCGGCAGGTGATAAAGACATTTGTGTCCATTGTGCGCCCGCTCCTAAAATCCACGGTGTGCGCCCGTTCTCCATACCTTGATGTTGTTCGCGTACCATTGCGCGGGCTTCCTCCCACTGATCGCGTGTCAATGTCTGATCGAACGAAAAAATCCCGTCGGTGATCGCTCTATTTTGTAAGCTGACTTTGTTCCATGTCACCGCTTCGACGTCGGTGTCAATTACTTTCGCCCCTGCTTGCATTGGACTCATTCCTACATACGGATTCGACGGATCAATGAACATGTTATGAATTATGTCGTTCGGTTTGATCTGTTGCTTGATCTCGCCCGCTTCATAAAGATAATGGTCAATGAATTTCGTGCGGTGTGGGACGACTTTCATCGCGTCTGTAGGTAAAGCCCATAATTCCGCAACTGTTCCGCCCGCTCTGACTTTTGTAAAATAACTGTTTCCGCCTAAATATAAATTGATCGTCATTCGTTCGATCAAGTCTTTTCGTGTCATGAATGGATTTGGCTTTTCGATTAAAGCTGTCAAGGGATGATCTTGTATTTCCTCCCATGCTCCGTTACGTTTCTTTGTGTACGTTTGCCACGGGACGGATGCGCTTGCCTTTGCAATGGCGTTAATACATGCGTAAACGTATGTGCTGGACTTATAGCCATACTTGATCGCGTTTTCTGTTGTCCAGTCATTCCATACAGGCGTGTTATTTTTCCACGACGGTTGCAATTGTGAAAACGTATATTGTTTTTTAAACATGTGTTTCAATTTGTCAAACGCCATTGTTAATCATCACCTCTGTGCATTCGTGAAATAAAGTAAAGTGTCGCGCCTATTAAAACAATCCATACAAGT